TTAGTTGATCGTGGCCAGCAGCAAGGCAGGCGAACGGTCGAAAGTGCCAACTTGCCTGACCCACAGTGGGGCCGGCCCGAAAGTGGTCAGAAGTGAATTGCGCTCTTGCTGAGCGAGCCGGAAGCGCGGCGCTGTGACTGTCCATGCGGCGAACGGAGCGGCAACCGATCCGTATCCTACAAGATAGGCTTCCTGCTCTTCGACCAGAGGCGCATCGACCGAATCTTCCCATCGCCATTGTCCCCGTGCACGGCGTGTCCAGCACCACTCCGCGACACCGTCGGGCGCGAACTGGCAGCGGGGATGAACAGGGGTCAGCGGCCTCCGCGAAAGCCCGGGATTGGCGAGGGCTGCGATGACCGGTTGTTCGTCCCTGATCCCGATCGCCCCGATTCGCGTTGAGGCCAGCGGCGGTACTTCAGACGGGTCCAGCGCGACGAGCCTTTCATCGAGCAGGACGATGCTCGCTTGCGAAGCGTGACCGCGCATTGCTTCCGGTTCCGTACCCCCGCGACCTCGCAGCAGGCCCTGTAGTCTCCAGCGCCGGTTCCCGAGCGGTATTGCTCTGGCGAACTGAACGGCTTCATCGCCCACCATCACCCGGTTCGCGCCCTCGGCGAGAGCGGCCAGGTCGGAGTCTTCAAAGCCCAGATCATCGCCGACCAGCTCGACGAGCATGCTTGCCTCCTGCTCGAACAGCAGACCGGGCGACGGTCCCAAAGGTTCGACCAGCGAGCCGAAGACCGCACGTTGCGAGCCAGAGCTGCCGAGCGCGACCAGCCCGTTAGCCTGAACCGAGTACAGCGCCGCCCCGCGCCAGGCATCGTTCTCCGCCGAAACCGCAGCATAGAGCGCTGACGTCGCCGGCCCTTTGCTTCCGTCGGCTGGCACCTCAAGCGCGCAAAGGGTTGTTTTCGGGATGATCTTGTCGATCGGGGGATTTGATTGTCCCGGATCGGAGGGGTGAAAAGCTGTTTGGTTCGGCGTCAGTCGGTCGAGAACGAGTTCGATGCCTTGATCAGACCACTCCCAGCTCCGCACGAACCACAAGCCCGCCGTTTCCGGCAGGCGCACGACCGCACCAGGTTGCAAGCGTGGGTCCATTTGCCCGACGCGCCATACGACGGTCTCACTCTGCCAGCGGGCGCGATTGGCCCGGTCATTGGCGAGCTGTCTCGCGCCGTTCGCGGTCAGGGTGACCGGCAGATCGACCATCAATTCCCGTCCGTATCGTCGAGATCCCAATGCGCGCTGGACGCCCGGCTGGTAGTCCCGATCCTCGTCGTAATATCGTACGGCAGCCGGCAGCCGCGCCGGCACGCCCGCACGCTGCTTGTGCCGCCTTTCCTCGCCCGATCCCCCGTCTGCCGCCAGCGCTTCCGGCAAGGTCTGGATCGCGTTCTCCTCTATCGTTCGGGGTGTGATACGCAGTCGCTCCCGCCCGGACGTGCATACAAGCGGTATCACTTCGTCGATTGCTGCCAGCGTGTTGCCCAAGGCTCCGCCCTCGTCGGCAAAGCCGCGGGCATGGGTGATCGTGTCGGCCGGGTTCGTTTCCGCATCTGGGATCAGCCGGGAAAGCGATACGGCGGCCTCTCCTCCATCAGCAAAGATCTCGAAACTCAGCGCCGGAATGCGGTTGCCAAAGTCACCCAGATCGAGTTCCTCGAACACGACATAGGCGCAGTCGCGAAATGCCGGTGCGTTGCTGCCTTTGTCGGCGGCGATCAGCGGGTCGACAGGATCGCTGCCATGTCCTTGGTAGAAGCGCAGTTTGCCCGCGACCTTGAGATCGTCCAGCGTCCCGCGCAACAGGTTGCCGTCCGCCCATATCCGCCCGAGCCTCGCAACCGGCGTGCTCGACAAGGCGACGGCGAACGAGGCGGAATAGGAATAGACAACGGTGGACGGCTGCCCTTTGCGCCCTTTCTGCTTGCGCTTGTTTTCGATCAGGCCGGTGGACCAGATGATGGTGCCTGGTACGCGCATTCGTCCGAAGTGACGCCCGATGGGCTGACCATAGCTCGATGTGCTGACAGCGAGTTCGCGCAGCCTTGTCCCCTGGCGGGTGCCGCCACCGAAAATCATCGCGTCCGCCTGCTGGCCGATGAATGCGCCGATACTACCGCCAATCGGCCCGCCGATTGCAGTGCCAAGCGCCGTAAGGAGCAATGTCGCCATGAAACTAGCCTCTTTTTGCAGGGCGCAAACGCCATCTGGCGTGGATGCGGCAGGTGGTTTCCCGCCGGTGGCGGACTACCCGCCCCAAGCCGGCATGAGCGTGAACGACCTCGTCATGTCCAAGCGAGATCAAGAGGTGATGCTGCCCGTAACCCAGGTTGATCAGCAGAACCTCGTCGCTTGCCGCAGGACCTGATGCGGGCTCGAGGCCTGAAAGATCTGCAAAGGCCAGCCAGTGGTCGATCGACAGGTTACGTAGTCCGTAACCGGCTGGTGCGACCGGCTGCCGTCCGATCGCTGCAAGACTGGCGCACACAAGGCCTACGCAATCCAGTCCGGTTGCCGGATCGCGCCCGTGCAGCCGGAAACGGCAACCGAGAAAACTTGCGGCAGCTTCGCCGAGCGTTGATGGTCCGGGCGGTTCCGTACCCGTCCTCGACAGCTTCACTGCTGGCCGTAACGCGAAAGCAGATCATTGCCGGGAAGGAATGGTTCACCCCTGAAGTTCACCGCATTGCCGAACCGTGCGGAGCATGTGGCAATCGTGTGGTCGCAACCTTCGGTCAGTTCGGTCCTTGTGCCGATTGCGGTGCCTTTGACCAGCGGCCGGTCGAGCACCAGCCAATCGCCATCGAAATCGACAATGTCGAACCGGATTCCTGTTTGCGGTCCCGCCATGAAACGCAGCCGGCCGTTTATATGATCCGTTGCAGTCAACTGATCGATGCGCACGCGGTTGCGATCGAGGTCGACCGCCGCAAGCGGGCGGGTGGAGATGAACCGCGCGGCCGACAGACCGCAGCCACGGCCGCAGAATTCCGCTCTGCAGGTCGGACTGGTGCGCGGCACCAGATCCTGTTCGAGCAACTGCTTGCCTGAGCGCAGTTCGGCGGAAAACCGGTGTTGATCATCCTCGATGCGACCGATTTCGCCCGTGTAGAGGACATGATGCTCGCGCGTCAGCCAGTCTACCGCGCCAATCTCGATTGCGGCTTCGTCGAAAAGGCCGGCGGCCAGGTCTTCCTCGCGGATCGAGGCGTGGTTCAGCGCGCCCTCTGCCTCGGCGCTGTCGTCGGAAAGTTCCGCGCTGAGCCGGATGGCCGCGGGGACCATGCCCGGGGCCGTGCGGTGGGTAATGCCGCCAAATTCCAGATCGCGGTCATGACTGGTAAAGGCGAGCATGACGCCGTCCCTGCGATAGATACGCCAGAAGGTTGCGACGTTGTCGAGCTCGCGATCGAAAAAGACACGCATCACGGCGCCTCGCGCAGTTCTATCAGCGGGATCGACGGTGCTTCACCTGCTGCAAAATTGACCCCCGAGACATCGATCCGGTCTTCCGCAAACCGCACTGGCACGTCGAACAGGAAGCCGGCCCGGATGCGGGCTTCAGGCGGCGGTGCGACATGAAAGCTGATCAATCCGCGTTCGCGCAGGGTCCATGCCGTGGTGGCGACCTCGTCCACGCTCACCAGAAGCGTTTCCGGCCTCGGCCTTGTGATCGGCCGAACCTGAGGGTCGTCCCCTGTGCCGTATGTTTTGATCAGAGGGAAATCCGCTCGCGCACCATCGCCTGTCCCAATCTGTTGGTCGAACATGGTCGGGGTGCCGGTCATGCCGTTCGAACTGTGATCGAAGGGGTCCATGATGCGGAAACCCCGGCCCGGCCCCCGCCTCGCACGAAAGAAAGCCAGCAGCTCCGACAGCTCGGCTTCCGAGCGGAGTCCCGGACCCACATCGAAATGCATCCGCGCATCGGACCAGAGCGAATTGCGGCGTTCATGCCCCGATGCCGTCACGGCGAATGTAGTCGAAAATTCGGGCGCGACGGATGTCGTCCGGCCCAGCGCGAAGGGATAAAGGACATCGTCGAAGGGGTCCATGCTTTGCTCCGTGATGGGGGCGAGGCGGGTGTAACCGTCGCGATTGACCTGCGGCAGCGCCCAGACATAGCGGCGGGAAATTCCGCGTACGGCGGCTTCATCCAGCCCGCGATCGATCCGTGGCCAGAAGCGTTCGGCATCGGCCGGATCGAACACAAAGCCGGCCAGATAGTCCTGATCGGCAATGGGATAGCCGAGCCGCGCATCGACGAAGGCATAGGCCGCTCTGCGCAAGGCGTCGGCACCGGCAGTCAGCCAGTCGTAGTCTTCCAGTTGCAGCCGGTCGAAAGTGGGGGCTGCCCAGCCGGTCGGCAGGTTGGCGCGATACAATTCGGGCATGGCCGGATCGAGAATGGTCGGGGTGAAGGCCAGCAGCAGCACCTCCGCCTCGCCCTGTGCCGCGGTGCGGACGGCGTCGGTCAATGCGCCGGTGGACTGCGCGAGCAGCGTTCCCGCCGCATCGAGCAGTGCGAGCGCATCGGTATCGAGGCTTGCACGCATGTCTGTGATCGGGGGTGGGTTGCCGCCGAACGCTGTACGGGCGGCATCGTCATAAAGGCAGATCTCGCCTGCCATAGTGACCCACCACCACGGTTCTCCGATCTGGAACCGGACCGGTAGTCCGGACTGTTCAAGCAAGCTTACGAAGGCGCGCGCGATGTCCGCCAGCCAGGCCATCGCCACTTGGTTGGCGGGAGATAGCAGGGTGGACGGGGGTACCCATCCGGTCAGGGCCGGCGCGCCGCTTGCCGTGCGCTGCTTCCAGCCATCGGGGCAATAGGCATCGAACAACTCGTAGGACAGCGAAGCGATAACCTCGAAATCGGATGCCTTGGCCAGTTCGAAATAGCTGCGGTGCCACGCGATCGCAGGAGCGTTCAGCTGTCCCCCAGTCGGCACGGCAAGCGCGCCGTCGGCTTGCCTGTCGAGCCGCATGAAATGGCTCATGCCGACATAGTGCAAGACTTCGTCCCGGTAGCCGAGCCCATTGATCGCCCGGATCAGGCGCGCCGGGGTTTGGTTATAGGCATCGTCGTACGCGGTCGCGATCCTCTCGCCGTGAGGCGGCAGGATGACGTCGCCCAGTTCGAGCATCGCCCGACCGCCATCGGCCACGACATCCGAAATGACGACCGATCCATTGAAGCGTGACGCGAGCGGAGCGTCGCTTCCAGCGACATAACCCGGGGCAACCAACGAGATGAACATGCGGTCGATGTCGTTCGGGTGGACTGGTTCGCCGGGTAGCGAATAACCGTCTTCCAGAGCAGAGAAAGGCAGTGTCACCCGCGCATCGGTCGGCGTGCCTTCCGCGTAATTCCACAACCGTACGAACCAGGTGCGCGGCATACCAGCCGCATCGCGTCCCTCGATGGTGAGGGTCGGCCCGTTGGGCTGATCGAGTGGGATGATCCCTTGCGACTGCCAGCGGAAGCTCAGCGTCGTATACGAATAGTCGCGATCCGTTTCGTAGGCGAGCAGCGGATGGTCGAGCGTATCGGTGCTGTCCCAGATCAATCCGACCAGCTCGCCGGCATGATGCAGCTCTACATCGACCCGCAACGCATCGGGTCCGACCGTGACGACCGAAGCCATCGCAGGGCGCGGGAAGTTGACGGTCCAGAACCGCGGGTCGAAGCGCTGGATGAAACTGCTTTCCTGCGCGCGGCGTTCGCGCGCGAGCCAGAATGCCATAAGAAATCCTTCGTCAGGCTTGCTGGAGAGTGCGCCGCACAGCACTGGCGATCTGGCGCGAAGAGCGACGCATGGCGGTGGGCGCAGCTGTTCCGCGAGGAACCGCAAGCTGGATCGCCACGCGCACGTCGCGTCCCGCTGCGCCGCCTGGCTCGATCCGGCCGGACGCCGTGGGCAGGAACACCTCGGGTCCGTTTTCGCCGACCAGATAGGCCCGTCCCGGCGAGACGGGGCCGCCCGTCGCACGGCCCGGCAGGCCGAGAAGTGCGCCGAGCGACTGACCGAGCATTCCGCCAAGGCCGCGGCTGCCGGAGCCGCCGAACAGGTTGGCCATGCCCGATTGCAGCGCGTGGCTGGCGATCTCGTCGAGCGCGCGGAAAGCGACCCGCTTGAGATCGTCAAACCCGAGGCTGCCGCGCCGCAGCGCCAAAAGCAGGCCGTTCTCAATCACGGAGCCTGCCCGGCTAAAGCCATCTACAAGCGAAGTATCGAGCGATCGGCGCATATTCTCAAGGTCGGCGGCAAAGCCGTCGGTGCTGGCGCGCACATCGATCACCAGAGCATCGAAATCGTCATCCATCGGCATCACGCTCCATCATGCGCGCAATTGTCATGCGGTCAGGCGGATAAAGGCTGGTCGCAGCGTTCGGGTCAGCGATCGCCATCGCCAGTTCCGCAGGGGTAGAAAGCCAGAAGTCCGCCGGGCGCCATCCCGGCAACCTTGCGGACAGCGCGCAGCAGCGCCGCGCTGCATCGGCAAAGGTCTTTGTCACGCCTCGCCCTGCAGAACCTGCGCGAGGATCACACGGACCGGGCGCGTGGCAGCGACAAGTCCCATGGAGACGACAGTCTGGCCCACCGTGCCGCGTTCCGGCCGGTTTTCGGCTGGCAGGCAGTGCCACAGCAGCGCCGCAATTTCGGCGAGTGTCAGCGCGCCCTGTGATGCGCGTTCGACCAGCGCGAAGAGCGAGCCGAGTTCGGCTTCGGCCAGCACGAGGTTCTCGAAACTCGGCCTCAGCAAATGGCGTGCGCCGGCGATAACGATGTCGCATTCGCCCCGGATCGGATTGGCGGCTTGGCTCATGCGGGGACGACCGGGCCCGAGCTTTCGAGCTGAAGCGTGTAGTTGCGTTCGCCGTTGAAGTCCCCGGCGTAGTCGAGCCGCTGGACCAGGAACCGGCCCCGCAGCTTCTCTCCGTCTTCGAACGACAGTTCGTAGTCGTCGAGCGTGCCCGCGAGCGCATGGATTCGCAGTGCGCTCTCGGCGGCGCTGCCGAGGAAAATCCCTGCGGCGCTGACCGAGACCGAGCGTGTGCCGGCGCCCGACAGGAGGTCGCGCCAGCCGCCCGATCCCTTGTGCGTGACAACCACGGTATCGCCGTTGATCGACATCTGCGTGGTCCTGAGGCCGGCAACGGTCTGGTAGGCCGGTGGTGAAGCGCCGTCGCTGATCTTGAGCAGGAAGGCAGAGCCGGATTGTGCGGGCATGGGCTTACTCCGTGATGGATGCAAAGAGGCGGAAACGGAACTCAAGCAGCGCGGCGCGGCGATTGTCGTCGCGGGCTTCGCTGCGCGAACGCAGGAACCGGATCGAGGCAAGTTCGAAGCTCGGCTGAATGGTCGGCAAGGCAAGCACGCGGCGTTCGATCGCGGCGAGCATTGATGCATCGGCAGCGGGCAGATCGTTGCGGGTTTCGAGCTCCAGCGCGATCCGTGTTTCGCGCCCCGGCCTATCCTTGCAGCCCCAATCGACCGATGCGCTGGCGGCGATGCCGAGCCACGGGGGACTGGAACTGATTGGTGCCTCTTCCTCGATCGCGTTGATCCCGGTCAGCGCGGGATCGCTGCGCAGCCATGCAATCAGCGCCGCGCGCAGGTCGTTCTCCATGGTGCTCAACTTCCTGATATATCGTCAGTGAAATCCGGCCACAGCGTGGCGGCAGAGCGCCAGTCGTCGCGACTGTGCCGCGTCCTGCGGCGCGCACTCTGCAAACGCGATGCGGCCACGCGGGCGGCGCGCTGGCGTAGCCGTTCGAACAGCCCGGAAACGGGCAAGGCGACCCGGATCATCAGAGTCTCACCTGACGCCAGGGACGCCACAGTGCTGTGACGCTGGCGGGAGGCACCGCGCTGCCCTTATTGTCACGATCGCGATAGTGATGCGCGGCGAGGCGAATGATTCCCTGACTCAACGGAGCCGGCAAAGCGGCCCAGTCCTCGGCGATACCGACACGGAGTTGCAGTGCGACGCCTCTGCCTTCGAGCGGCTGAAGCAAACGGACGCATGCCGCGCCGGATGTGCGCAATTCGACTGCATACTCGGGCTCATCGAGCGCTTTGCGGCTCGAATCCTGTGCAATTACGGCCGCGGCGAGCATTGCCTGAACAGGCCGGGAGGTCAGTTCGTGCCATCCGGACGCGATCGGCACGATCTCCTCGACCGTCTGGCGCAACGGGGGCTGGCCGGTGAACGCCTCGCAAATCGCGAGGCTGGTTTCCAGCAACCGCGTCAATGCGGCATCTTCTTCGGGACGGGTTATGCCAAGCCAGTGCTTGAGTTCCGCCAACGCAGCGCTGCCGATAACAGGAGGCTGCACGATTGTCCGCTGCATCGCGGTTTCTCCCACATTCTGGTCCAAACGGAGTGCGCCCGCATCGCATCGACAGGCGGGGATGGCCTGGAGCGATGCGGGCGCGAGATGCCGGCAAGGGAGCAAGGGGGGAACTCTACCTTGCCGGGGCAGCGAAGCCTGGCGGACCGCCTAGGCTTCGATCTTCAGCAGCTTGATCGCGTTCGAATCGAGCACTTTGCCGCCCACCCGCTTGGTTGCGTAGAAATGGACGAAGGGCTTGTTGGTGAACGGATCCCGCAGCACGCGGGTCGCGCTATGTTCGGCGATCAGGTAGCCGTGGCGGAAATTGCCGAACGCGATCGGGAATTCGCCGCCCGCGATGTCGGGCATGTCCTCGGCCTCGACCACAGGGTAACCCAACAGCCGGTCGGGCTGACCTTCGACCAGACCCGGTTGCCACAGGAACGCGCCATCCGCCGACTTGAGCTTGCGCACCGTGGCGAGGGTCGCCGAGTTCATCACGAAGCAGGCGCCCTGGCGATGCCCCGACTTGAGCGAGTGGATCAGATCGATCAGCCGGGAATCGAGCATGTTGTCGAACCCGGTCGCACTGCCCGAGCCCATATACTGGACGGTGCCGAAGGCCCGCACACCGTCCTCGGCCGTGCCGGTGGGGGCGGTGATGAAGCCTTCGGGCTGGTTGATCCCGCTGCCGCGCACGAAGGCGGTGCCTTCCGCGCGGGCGAACTCGATCGCGATTTCGCTGGCCAGCCACGTCTCGATATCGAAGGCCGCATCGTCGAGCATGGCCTGGCTCGCGGCGGGGTTGGCATAGAGATCGCCCGACGGCGGAGCGATCTCTGCAAAGCCGGGGGCGTTGGTTTCGGGGCGCGGGGCCGCTTCGCTGACCCAGCCCGAGGCAGTGCCACCGGTGGCGACCAGCTTGCGGTAGCCTGATGTGCCGGTCTGCACGACCTGCGCGATTGCGCGGATCGGGCTGATTTCCGCAAGCTCGCTGGCGATGATCGCGTCGATCTGGCGCGGCACGGCATAGCCGCCATCAGCGGGATTGATGCCGTTGATCGACTTGAGCTCGGTCTCGCGGCCGCGCCGCAGATAGCCGTCGACGAAGCCTTTGACTTCGGCCGTGTCGTTCATGGTCACCCCGCCGATCGCGGGGCGCGAAGCGGCACGAGCCACTTTTTCGAGGCGCGACTTCACTTCATCCACATCGCCGCGCAATGCCGCGATTTCGGCGTCGGTCCGGTCCTGGCGGGCAACGATATCGAAGCTTGCGTCGAGCGGATCGGAGGGGGAGGTAACGGCAACGGGGGGCGTGGTATTTTCCATGGGGCAATGGCCTTTCGGTTGGGCAGAAAAAAGGCCGCCCCTGTGGCGGCCGGTCGGAACGGGTTTAAGAGGCGATGTCAGCGAACCAGATGGACGCGGGCACCGGGTTGCAGTGGATGGGTCACGAGACTGACTTCGAAGAGGTCGATTTCCAGCAACTCGCGACCGTGCCCGCTTTCGCGCGCGGCGCGGGTTCGGAAGCCGAAGCTGAGGCCGCTGACCTGACCTTGCGAAAGCAGGCGGGCGGCGCGGCTTTCGGTCCGCTCGATCCGGGCGATGACTCTCAGGCCCCGGCTGTCTTCGGCGATCTTTTCGATCACGCCGATCGGCTGGTCGGGCCGGTGCTGCCAGTAAAGCGGCAGGGGGGCTTCGCGCGCGGCAAGCGTCCGGGCAAACGCGCCGCGACGGATGGTGTCCCTTCCCGCATCGGCAATGTCGAACAGTGCGGCATAGCCGGCAAAGCGCAGCGGCCTGCTCACAGCTGATCCCACGCGCCAAGCCGCACCGCGATTCCGATCAGAAGAAGTGCCAGAGCACCGCGGATGATCCATTCGACAAGTGCTTTCCACGCGCTGGTCTTGGCATCGCGCCAAGCCCGCAGCAGTTCGCGCAGTTCGCCCAGATCGCTTTCGGCTCCCGGATCGCCAAGTCCGAGCCGTTCGAGCACCCTGTCGGTCGCCAATGCGCTGGCCTCTTCGACGATCGCGCGCAGGGTGACCAGTTCGGCTCCCTGCTCGCGGGCCTGGGCCATCAGGCTGGCGAGGATGTCTTCACGGCTCATCGGGCAGTCTCCTCGGGGCTCAACCCCAGCATCTGGCGCTTTTCGGCACGGGTCAGGAAGTCGGCTTCGGAGACCTGCGACCACAGCCTCTCACGGTCTTCCGAAAGCGCGGGAACGCGATCGAGATCGATGCCGAGTTCGGTGGCAGGAAACCACGGCGCCAGACCTTCGCGCAGCGCAGCGAACAGCTTCTCCGCAAGCGGAAGCAGGGTCAGGCGCCACAATGCGCGGTTCGCCTCCCGGTAGTTTGAATAGGTATTGTCGCCCGGCAGCCCGAGCAGCATCGGCGGCACCCCGAAAGCGAGCGCGATGTCGCGCGCGGCGGAGCTCTTGAGCGTGGCGAAGTCCATGTCTGCGGGTGACAGCGCCATGCTCTGCCACTTCAGCCCGCCGTCAAGCAGCATCGGACGCCCCGCGTTTGCGGCGCCCGAGAAGGCGATATCGAGTTCGCGTTTCAGCCGCTCGAACTGTTCGTGCGCGAGCGCCATGCCGTCACCGGTTTCGTAGACCAGCGCGCCGGAGGGACGCGCCGCATTTTCCAGCAGGGACCGGTTCCAGCGCGCGGCGGCGTTGTGGATGGTCACCGCCTGATGCGCTGCTTCGAGCGCACCAGCGCCGAGATGGTCGTCGAGCGGATGCATGGCGCGGATCGGGATGATACCGGGCCAGCCGTCCTCGTCCTCGACCGGGATGCGAGTCCGGCTGCCTTGAACGACATAGTCATAGGCGCAAGGCCAGCCGTCGGGGCCGGTCACGACTTTCACCCGCTCCGGGCGAAGCGCGAAGAGTTCGATCGGCAGTCCGGTCGCATCCTTGATGATCTGCACATAGGCATTGCCGTGCAGGAGCAGATGCACGGCGAGCGTTTCGACCAGGGATTGCCCCGCGCTGCTGGCGGTGACCAGCGCGGCAAGGCGCGGGTCGCTGCAGGCGAGCGGCGCCTGTCCGACTCCTTCAGCGACGATGCGGATCGAGCGCTGGGCGATCGGGTTGGCGAGAAAGCTTTCTTCGACGGCGCGGCGGTAGTCATAGCCGTAGGTGGCGACGCCGCTTTCGAAGGCGGGGAGCCAGCCCTGCACGATCCCCGGCGCAAGCGGCACCCGTTCGCGCCCTCCACCCTTGATGGCGGAGAGCAGCCGTTCAAGCATTGCCATTTCGTTTTCCTTTGTTTTCGGGCGCGATTTCAGAGCTGGCGCACGCCCGGCCGCCCGTCCGGGCGCAGCATCAATTCGCTCAGCCCCCAGACGAGTGCATCGGCCCGGTCTGGGCTTCGGCCCGGGCCGGCATAGGTTCCTCCGGCCAACAGACCGCACAGCTGGTCTTCAAGCCGGCCAAAGGTGCCGCAATGACGCACTTTGCCGGCGGCGTAGAGCGCGGCCACCGGTTCGGCGCGGGCGACCTTGCCGCGACTGGCATGCACCAGTTTGATCGGCAGATTGTGATCGGCGGCGCGCAGCACGCTTTCGACCATGGCGCCGCCCTGATTGGCTTCGGCAACCACCCGGTCCGCACCCCATTCGCGCGCGGCATCGGCGACGCGACCTGCCCAGACATCGGGCGCAGCGGCAGCGAGCGAGCAATCGGCCAGCACTCTGGCGATGTCGTCATTGCCGAGCGCGACGGCGATGATCCCGCATTCGTCCGCACCGATTCCGGCCGGCGGGTCGACGGCGACCACCACCCTGACGCTGTCCGGGCGCGGGCCGTGATGGCGGACCTGTTCCAGCATCGCGCGGTTCCAAAGGGCGCCGTCGATATCATCCAGCAGTTCGCCTTCGATCTCCTGGCGGGCAAGCTGGCTTCCGGCGAACTCGCTGGCGATCCCTTCGAGAAAGCGGAGAGGCAGATTGTCGCGATTTGCGAATGTATCACCGCGGGTGATCGCCACCTCGCCCGAAGCCTCTTGTCCGACCAGCCGCCTGATCAACGGCACCGCGCGCGGTGTGCTGGTCACTGCGATGCGTGGATCATCGCCAAGTCGCAGTCCCATCAGCAGGTTATCCCAGCAGCGCGTGGCGCGTTCGTGTGACAATGGCCATTTACCGATCTCGTCGCACCATGCGTGACTATGTTGCGGGCCGCGCAAGGTTTCAGGTTCGGCAGCCGAGAATATCTGTGCCTGCGCCCCGTTGGCGAAGCGGACGCGGTGCAGCGAGGGTTCGAACACCGGCCGCTCACCAGGGGGAAAGATCGCGAGCAGCCCGCTTTCCCCTTCGATCATCACGGCCCGCGCCTCCGCCAACGAAGCGGACACAAGTGCGATACGTGCGTTGCAATTGCTTTCGGCAATCATCCGCACCCATTCCGCCCCCGCGCGCGTCTTGCCGAAGCCGCGTCCGGCCATGATCATCCATATTCGCCAGTCCCCCGGCGGCGGGAGCTGTGCGGGCCGGGCAAAAAGGTGCCATTGGAACGCGAAGTCGTTTTTCTCGTCGCGGTCGAGCGCGGCAACCAGTCGTTGGCGAGCACCCGGCTTGACTTCGGTCAGCCATTGGAGCGGTTCGTTCACGAGTCTTGCGATCCGTCCGGACGGGACTGGGCGACCCGCCGTCTGATCTCTTCGATCTTCCGGTCGATCGAAGCGCGCACTTCGGCTGCGCTGACATCGCGGGTTCCGTTGTGATTGCCGCCGGCGGTGTCGCCGCGGGCGGCGAGCAGGCGGATGGCGTTGGCAACATCGTAACGGTCGTCCGCCGCAGCCTTGAAATCGCCCTGGCGCAGCCGGCGCACGATTTCCATTTCGAGATGAATGTAACCTTCGGCGAGCGCCGCCCGCCAGTCTTTCGCGAAATCAGGCTCGTTACGCCGGGTCCGGTAGGCGAGACACGGGGTAATTCCGGCATGATCGGCGGCGGAGAGCACGTTCGATGTCTCCGCGAGATGTTCGATGAAGCGAGCCCGCCAGTGTCGCGGCGCGGATTGTTTTTTTTGGTTGCGGTCCTGCGATCCCCCGCTGGTTTGCGGCGTATCCGGCTTGGCCATGGGTGCTCCTCGTTAGCCCAAACGAAAGAGGCGGCACTCCAGTCCGGAGGCCGCCGTCGGGGCGAATCGCAATTTCTCGATGCTGTCCTTCTCTAACCAGATAGCGTTACAATGTCAATAAAAATAACCAATCAGGTTATAAATTGGTCTGTCGCGGCTCGCTATCTGTCCAAGGCATTGCTTTGGAATAAAAATAATCGCCATGGATCAATCCTGTCCGGCGGCGCATGACTGATTGCCTTTCCTCCTGGCGAGCGGGACCGGCACCGCACCGGAACCGGTCACGGTCGCGTAGAAACGCGTTTGGGGCCCTCCGGTATGATGCGCCGTGGACAGGGTCGTGACTGGCTGCCGGACGGCGCGTGCCGCGGGTCAGATGATCCCGATCGCCTTACCGGCGCGTTCGAACATGCCGAGGATAGTCTGCACCTGTTCGGCGGAATGTTCCGCGCACAGCGAACAGCGCAGCAGAGTCATGCCGGCCGGGGTTGCCGGCGGGCGGGCGAGGTTGACGTAAAGGCCTTCTTTCAGAAGCGCTTCCCACATCATCGCGCCCTTTTCGAGATCGGGCATGATAACGGCGATGATCGCGCTCTGCGGCTCATCGGTGCCGAGCTGGAAGCCGAGGTCGCGCAGGCCCTTGTGCAGGGTCCTGCTATTCTCCCACAGGTGGGCACGCTTGTTGCCGCCATGCATCAGCTTGCGGATCGAGGTGGCGGAACTCGCCATCACGCTCGGAGGGAGCGCAGCGGTGAACACATAGGGCCGGCACACCAGCCGCAGCACTTCAAACTTCGGATGGTTCGAAACGCAGAAGCCGCCGACGGTGCCGACGCTCTTGGAAAAGGTGCCGATGATGAAATCGACCTGGTCGAGCACGCCCTGTTCTTCGGCGACGCCGCGGCCATGTTCGCCGATGAAGCCCATCGAATGCGCCTCGTCTACCAGCACCATCGCGCCGTGTTCCTTGGCGATGCGGACCATTTCCTTCAGCGGGGCGACATCGCCCATCATCGAATAGACGCCTTCAAGCACCACCAGCTTGCCTGCGCCTTCGGGCACGCGTTTGAGGCGCTTCTCCAGCGCCTCGATATCATTGTGCTTGAACGGCACGACCTCGGCATCGCCCATCTTGCAGCCGTCCCAGATCGAGGCGTGGCTGTCGATGTCGAGGATGATGTAATCGCCCTTGCCCGCCAGCGTCGAGATGATCCCGAGATTGGCCTGGTACCCGGTCGAGAACACCATGGCATGATCCATGTCGTAGAAATCGCGCAGCGCGGCCTCGACATCGCGGTGATCGCGGAAAGTTCCGTTGAGCACCCGGCTGCCGGTAGTACCCGCGCCGAAATCTTCCATGGCCTGTTTGCCTGCCGCGATCACATCGGGATCGAAGGTCATCCCCATGTAATTGTAGGTGCCAAGCAGGATCGTGTCGCGCCCGTTGCAGATCGCACGGGTGGGCGAGAGCACCTGCTCCATGACAAGATTGAACGGATCCTCCACGCCGGCCGCCAGCAATGCCTCGCGGGTCTGGATGATCGGGTCGAACTTGGCGAGCAGGTCGACGGGTCCTGCAGCGGTCTCGGCGGTCGCGGTGTCGGTCATGGCAGAGGCCTTTATCAGCTATCCTGCAGCTTGTGGACTGCCGCGACGAGCTGACCCCAGTTTTCGATCTCGGCCTGCTGGTTCATGCTGATGATGATGTCGAATTCGTCCTCGATTGCGGCGACGAAATCCATCACCGTCAGGCTGTCGAATTCGAGATCGCCGGCAAAAGTGGTGGAATCCTCGATTCCGATACCCTTCTTGTTGAAGGGTTCGATCAGGGTGCGGATGCGCTCGTCGACTTCGGCAGGGGTCAT